ATAAAGAGTGCTCCTTCGTGTATTTATTATAGATTATATGACCTTAAAAAATCTGTCCAGTTAATTGTAACCTATCCACCAAATTCCACCCATGATGTTTGTTGGATTTGCAGAACTGGTACTCATATAGATGCTGCCAATCGGATACAAAAGATCCAGTAAAAGAGCAGGAAGCTTTCCTTTAGGACAAAGCATATTCACTAGATTGTTTTGAATCTGCTCCATCATATCTCGTACTTCCAATACCGTTCCATCATCCAGCACACAGGATAATTTCTTTCTAAAAACAGCATTGAAGTTGCAGTCCAGCGTATCTGCAAGAGTCGCTTTTTGTCCAAACGCAACACCTCTTCCCCCATGCAGAAAGTGCATAAGATACACCGCTGTTGAAACAAAGTCCGAATAAGTCACGGTATTAAATTCATCCGATAATGTATAAAGAACATCATAACTGTACTCCGGATCCAGATCATTGTTTGCACATACATTGGAGCCAGGGTTTATCTGCACTTCATTTCCATAATTCTTAAGATCTGTTCTCTTGTATTTTACAGTGAGAGTAAGTGCATTTTTCCCCAAGCAGGAAGAAAATACGGCAGAAGTCGTACTTAAGAAGTACGTTCCATCATTATCCGTTTCGCCCGATGCATTGCACCGTTCGCTCTTTATACTTGATAATTTAGGAGATGCATATGACACAATGGAAACAACGGCACTCTTGTTTACCGTCCTGTTTCTGCTGTCCGTCACTGTAATCATAATGCTCACTTCTCCGCTTTGTGAGATATGATCCATTTCCGGTAGTTCCGGATAATCTGTTGCCCGGATTCTGCTGTCTGCTGTCATTTTCACTTTTTTAATTTCCGAACCATATGCCCCTGCGCAGCTAATTGATTTCAGTTTAAGCCCGCTTTGTCCCTGTACATAAATTCCCCACGAAGAAGGAACTACAGAATCATCCACATCTGAAAACGTTACGGACGAAATACTGGGAATTACAGTGTCCGGAACAGATACCGTAAGATTAGCTGTAAATGTCTTGTACACTTTTCCTCCAAACAAAACCTGTCCGGTAATACTTGCAGCTCCAGTGATATCATCAGTCACTGCATTACACCAACTGATAGGAATTGCATAAGAAATCAATGATGCGGAGGAGCTTATCGTGTTGCTGTATGATCCTAATTTAAAGGTTGCCTTATAGGCTGCATCCGAAGATGTGCAGTCAAATTTCACCGAAGACGCTGTGCTTCCATTCATCAAGCCGCCAGACGCACGGATGCCGTTCCCGGCTTTTTCAATCTCATAAAACGAAAACACTTCTTCATATAGCTCCGATCCATCTACAGTGATCTTCAGCGCGAAAAAAGGTTTGCTGATTGATAATGTCGAACTGGTCATCTTTGTATACTTCTTAGTTCCCATAAAATCTTCGCTCTTATTGACGGTCCATGTTGGACTCTGTTTTGCTCCATCCACATAGATTGCCACTCCATTCTTTGAATCCGCACCATATATTGCGGTCGATGCCTGAAACACAATCGACAGCTTCGTTGTGGCTCCTCTTACCGATCCATTCGCCGTAAGATAATACAGCGACTTTGTCAGTTTTCTAGTTGTTAAACTCATAGGCTAGTCTCCTTTCTACACATTTCTCCATTTGATTCCCATTCCCTGATGTGTGGAAATAAAATCAAAATATCCGCCATCCGATGCAGCTCCCACACTCAGCTTATCCATTGCTTCGATTGCATTGATGTGCATCTTGTTATACTGAATATAGGCAACCTCCATACCATTCTGTTGAAAGCTCATCTTTTCATTATCAATAACAATCGAATACGGTGACTCATCTCCGGCATTTTGCTTTCCAATGCTTAAACCTTTTTCTGTGAACCTCAGATAAATGCTTGTTTCCAATTTATAATTTTCAAGATCCTGTTCCTGTTTATCCACAGCATCACGAACAGACGAAATAGTAATCTGCATTCCACTTGCATTCTGCTCCACATCTGTTACTCTTCGTTCCAGTTCTTCTACTGTTGAGCCATCCACCTTCGTCTTAACCATTTCTACGGTGCTGTTTATCCGATCCGATGTTTTCATGATTTCGGCAGATGTCTGACTGACTTCCTTTGTCAAAACATCTGCCGCATTTTTTAATTCATCGATACTCTCTTCATATCCTGTGAAATTTTGAAAAGTATGTTGGCAGCACGTTAGTAATGTCATAGTGCATCACCTCCCGTATCAGCTGGACACATCACACTGAAGCGTCATAATGCTGTCAATGTCTGCTGCGGATAAATAAATGACCTTGCCCGCCTTATTAAAAGTCATTTCTTTTCCGTCTTTATCCTGCGCATACCATGTATATGTAAGACTTTGTTTCTCCGAAGCGCTGGTCCATGAAGTTCCGTTATATTTCATCAAGGTCACACTTTTTTCTGTGTGATCAATCTTATACCAGAAATCTCCGGACTTCGGTGCAGAAGGTGCGGTTTCACTAATGCTTCCAAGAAGTGAATCTACTTCCTTCTGATTGGTTCTTACAATTACATAAGGAACTACGCCGCCTAAATTATTCTTCACCGTATAGCCGCCAATGGAGAGCATTTCTGAAACATACGGATCCGACTTATCTTCCACCGTAATAACATCCACATAATTCTTTCCACCATAGGTCATGGTGCATCGGTAAGACTGAATATTTATAATATCCGAGCCGGATACCGTAAGCGTTTCGGATGTTTCCCCGCTTATATTTGTCCATGAGCCACTGGAATATTTCGCCCACTGATATGTCGCTGATGTAATGGCGGTGGAACCTGCGTAGGCAGATGTCGCAAGCAGAATACTGCCCGACTGATTCTGTACGATGGTTCCATTTGGTGCATAAACAGAAAATACTACTGCCGATGCACCGCTGCTTCCCGCTTTGGATTTTGTCCAGGTAAAAACCTTTGTAACCGGCTTTCCGGAAATCGTAAATGTCAGCATGATATTGCCTGTTAATGTTGCATCTGCTCCAAGATTTGAAGATGCCGCTACAGAAAGTTCCAGCTTTCCTGCTGCACTGGATGTTGCTGCAGTATTGGTCTTAACCGTAATACCAGTAGGAAGTGTTCCAACAGCACAAGTACAAGCCGACTGCGTAATACCTACATATCCGGTAAAAGGAATTGTAATGGTGCTTGCAGCAGATGTCTTTCCTGCTGAAGTACAGGCAATCGTCTGGGTTTCATTCCCAAGAACCACAGAAAGTCCTCCTGTTCCGGCAGATCCCGGATTTCCCTTATCTCCTTTGGCTCCATCATAGATTTTCGTAATCGTGACAGTATCAAACACATCACTCTCTGAAGTTGTCACTCTGATCTGAGCCACGTTGCTGACGAAAATGCTATGAGCCGGCTTCACCACCAATGTTCCTCCAGTAATGGAAGTATTGTCGGAGGTGGTCGGATAATCTGTCCATGCACCGCTGCTGTTTTTATACTGCCATTTGCTAATGGTCACTCCTTGAACCTGTGCCGTCAGTGCTGCCTGAGAAGCACCTACTAAAGCCTGAGAAGTATCATACTTAAAGACGTAGGTATCACTGCTCACCGTACACAGCTTTGCATTGGCTGCATTCTTCACCAGAGTATAGGTAATATCCGCAGTGATATTGATTGTATTCTTGGTTTCAGAATCATAGTAACTGATATAGCAGATGTAGGTGATCATTCCTGAACTGGATGATGCCAACTTATTCTGATTGACCGTAAGCACTCCGCTTTTTACAGTCTCACCGGAAGTCAGTGCGGTTTCTGATGCCACACCATCTTTTCTTTTCCATGCAATCGTCACTCCTGTTGCAGTCGGAGATACATTGGTCTGATCCAGAAACAGCACAGGTGTCAATACAAGGTTTGTACTGTCCCAGCTTGGTGCATAGGTATGTGGCAGTACGTTGGGATCTTCACTCTGGGTCTTTGGAAGATTGGATGTGATATATGCCGATAATTTTCGCTGATCCGTGATGTCCACAAATGTCTGCTGACTGGATGTTAAAATCGTAGCCATTTAAATTCCTCCTTATATTTCTACTTCACAATAAAAGGACGCATTGTCTAACACGTCCTCTGTCGTAATCGTTATTTGTTTCATGCCGATGTGGTTCTTATCCCACTCTTTATCTGCTTCTTCATCCGAAGAGTTTCGATGCCATATAAAGCAGCTTGCATCTAAAGTATCGGTGATTTCCTTATCCCAGGAATACACCTTGCAGTACATGGTGCTTTTCTGACCTTTATTCTTAAAAATACTGACTCCATCTACAATCAATTCCGTCCGATACATTTTCTGTGAATTGATCGTATCAAGATCTCCGGTAATCTTCTCGATTTTCGTGGTCTGGCCGAAAATATCATCTTCCAAAGAGGAAATGCTGCTGCCTTGTTTGGCGGATGCCGATGTAAGCGTTACATTCGTTGCTCCTATCGTGATGGTGTTTCCGGCAGGATTTAAATAGTCTCTTTTTCTTCCAAGCACAAGATATCTTCCATCAATCCCGTGTGGTTTTGAATAACAGTCCACATACATCCTGGATGTAATATCATCAATTGTACTGTCACTGTCTGATTCATCTAAGATTGTCAGTTCCATACTTGTGATACCTTTTGCCAGTTCCTTCACTCTTGCTTTTGCTTTTCTCAAAAGGTTTAACGGCTTGGTGACATCCTCCCATATTTCAGTTGCCCATATCCATCCGATTTCCTTGACGGCATCATCATCCGTGACATAATTCAGACCATGATTTACTTCTGTAATATCAATTCGTTCATCCAGTTCTGTTACATTTCCATCTTCATCTTCTTCGGTCTTTTTCGCACCGAATGGAATCAAGGCTGTCACTCTTTCGGTATGGTCCTTGGTTATTTTTACATCTAGAAGATTTTTCCCGAATTCCACTTTTTGCAGGCTTCTTTCATCGAAATCTTTGAGATAATCCAAAACCCTCATTGAACCAATATAGCGAACCCGAAGATATCCTCCGTGCGTATCAATTAGCTTATTTTTTATGGCATCCATCGTCACAGAATAATCCGAGTTACTGTAAGCAATATAATCGTTATCGTCTGTCACCGTAATTCTGCCGATTTCAAACTGCTTCTGCTCTTCTACCGATTGATTATGCACATTTATAAATTGCTCAAATAATCCTCTTAATGTCCCCTTATATTCAAAGGGTGGCTGCATGGTATCTTTCAGATAAGCCAAACAGGATTCACAGGTCCAAGTATGGGTGTTGTAAAAATCGGATCCATCATCCAGCGCTCTTCCTTCAAATACCACTTCATCATCCTTTTTGCACTGAATTACCGATGCCATTGGCCGAATAAAATCGATGTATGGATGATTATATGGTGCAGACAAGGTAAAGCTGTCGATGTTTTCTGCGTCCTCACTTACGGTTGCCTCTGTAATAGCAAGCTTCGATAAATGGGGATGATAAAAAATCTGACCATCCACATATACTCTAAAGATACTCATAGGCATCCCTCCCTGTAACGGAAAGTAGTACTTCCATCACTCTCGATTTTGATGCTGTTATCTCCAAAGCTAAGCTGCAGCTCTGGAATTTCCCATGTGCCACTGCTCAGTGTTCTGCGGAAAGTATCTGTTCCAATTTTCCAAGACATCGTGGTTTCCGCTGTCGTTATAACCGTAGGAACTACAGGCATATAATCACTTACAAGCACTGCCGTTCCACTTCCGGTAAAAACAACCTGTGTCTCTTCCACATGATACCTGTAGGAATCTGCATCACTGCTTTCCATAACAAGCTGACCCTTTCCGGTAAGTGGATCATAGGAAGAACTCATCTCAATCGTTCCAAGAACATATAGATTGGGTTCTTCACTGCAGATGATTTGGCACAGCCTTCCGGCATAACGATTGCTCACAATGGAAACTAGCTCATCAAACTTTACTCTTTTTCCCAGCATGGAAAACGTCAGTGTAAAGGCTCTCGGTTCAAAAGATACCAACCCAAGAGCCTCGTTAAACCGGATCGGCGAATTTCGTCCAGGTACGGTAACGGTTTCTGCCTGGGACTTCGGTATGGGAAAATCCACGGTTTCTCTTATCCATCCAAGCTTAAGCATCGAAGTGTCGTTGATCAAAATATCTGGTATCATAGTGCAAGCCTCCTTGTTATTTTCTGCTGTTTTCCAAGACCATTATCGATTGCTGGGAGAAGATGTCCCACCAGTGTTCCATCCTCCAGATAGATTCCCTTCGAACTATTGTCCGCAATAATAGCCAGATACTTTTCCATACCGCTCATATCCAGCTTGCTGTCAATCATCGCTTCCAGCTGTTTATAGAAAGCAGAAAGCGGCAAGATGGCCTCTGCACCCGACTCTCCTCCTACCATCAATGAAGATCCATTCATACCAAATGCGGTAGGCATGGTCATGATACCTCCATCCTTATACCAATCGATAGAAAGGTGCGGAACAGATGGCGGTGCAATGGAAAGACTGCCCGTTACTCTAAAGTGCGGGAGTTTGATATGAGGGAGTGAAATCTTCATGCCAGAGAAAAATCCCTTGATGGCATCGACCACGCCTTTGACCTTATTCTTTGCCGCCTCAATTGGTGTAATGATTGCAGACTTTATTCCGTTCCAGACCGAAGTTGCGGTACTCTTGATGCTGTTAAATACAGAAGATACCGTACTCTTTACTGCATTGAATACCGTACTGACGGTGTTCTTGATAGCATTCACCGGAGTGGTAACGGCCGTCTTTACCCCATTCCATACTGTAGCAGCTGTGTTTTTAATGGCATTAAATACTGTAGTTACAACGTTTTTGATAGCGTTCACCACCGTTGTAACAATCTGCTTTATTGCATTCCAGACCGTAGTAAATACCGTTTTGATACCATTCATCACTGTGCTGATAACAGAAGAAACGGCATTGATAACGGTAGTCACCTTTTCTTTTATCGCATTCCAGACAGTAATAATAACAGTTTTCCCAAATAAATCGAAATGGCACTGTGATGATGTCAAATGCAGACTGAAAGAAAGATGCAATGAACATCACGGCAGTTGTGACAACATTCTTGATACCTTCCCAGATTCCTGAAAAGAAGGAAGCGATACCATTCCACAGGTTCACAAAGAAACTCTTGATACCAGACCAAACCTCATTCCAACTTGTACCGAACCATCCGAGAACCACATTCGCAGCATTCTGAATGACGTTCATATAGTTTGTAAATGTATTCTTAATGAAATCCCAAACAGAGCCGAAGATGCCTTTGACGCCTTCCCACACCTGAGACCAGTTTCCGGTGAAGATGCCGATAAACACATCAAGGATTCCTGTGATAACTCCAAGTGCTCCCTCCAGAATATTAGCAATTTGCGTAAATACTCCTTCAAATACCGGAGCCAGGAAATTACATAATGCATTCCAGATGGCAGATACCACTTCTTTGAAGTTCTGAAAATCGAAGCCCAGTGCGTTCAGTCTTTCGGTAATACCTTGTGCAAAGCTGCTGAAAATTTCTTTGATCCGATTCCAAATCCCAATGATGCTGTCTCTAAATTTCTCATTTGTGTTCCATAAATGAATAAATGCAGCTACTAAAGCTCCGATGACTGCCACCACTGCGACAACTGGAGCGGAAATGCCACCAATAGCTGCACCGACCTTTCCCATTACACCAGACATTCCTCCGGCATTTGCAACAAGGCTTGTGATCTTAAGACCGAGCTTACTGAATGCCTGCATAGCCACACCCACTTTGGATATGACCGTGCCAAGGATCACAAGAAAAGGACCTAAAGCCGCAACCAAAAGTCCAACCTTTACAATGACCTGTCTTGTACCCTCATCAAGATTATTCAGCCAATCCACGAAGGACTGAATCTTTGAAACGATATTTTTTACCATCGGCATCAGTGTTTCACCGATGGAAATAGCAAATCCCTCCACGGCAGATTTCAAAATGGTAAGCTGTCCCTTTAAGTTATCCAGCTGAGTATCCGCCATCTGCTGTGCTGCCCCACCACTGTTTTCAATGGCTGTCTGAAGATCTGTCCAGGTATCTCCGGTATTGGCAAGCAGTGCATTAACCGATGCAAGATCTGTTTTGTTAAAAATAGTTGCTATGATGTTCGCCTTTTCCGCAGATGTCATACCGTCCATTGATTTATTCAGGTCACCCAAAATATCATTTAATGAACGCATATTGCCTTCAGAGTCATAAGTCTTAACCCCAAGCTTTTCCATTGTTTTGGCTGCACCATCTGTTGGATTCTGCAAAGACAGAATAACATTTCGAAGATGCGTACCGCCTTCTGCTCCTTTGATACCGTTGTTGGCTAAGATACCCAGTGCCGTATTAAGTTCAGCGGTTCCTCCTTTGACAGACTTTGCTGTTGCACCGATAGTAAGGATTCCTTCACCAAGCTGACCTACCGATGTGTTTGTGCTGGATGCGGTTTTTGCCATCTGATCCACCATCTTATCGGCATCCTTGGTTTTTAGTCCAAGTGCAGACATGGCATCCGTTACCATGTCGGATGCAGATGCAAGATCGATATTTCCTGCGGCCGCTAAGTTCAGAACGGTTGGCAGGGTATCGCACATTTCCTGCGTATCATATCCGGCAAGCGCCAGGTAATTAAGAGCTTCCGCACACTCACTTGCAGAATAGGCAGTCTTGGCACCCATCGTCTTTGCTAGGTCAGATAATGTATCCATTGTGTTAACAGACTGACCGTTCACCTTGGACATGGAATTCTTAGTAATTCCCATTGTTGCCTGTACCTGGCTCATGGAAGATTCAAAATCCGCTGCAGTCTTTACAGCAGCACCGCCCATCGCAGTACCTGCCGCTGATGCGACAGATACTTTCTTTCCGGCATTTGCAATACTATCTCCGGCATTTTCTAATTTCCCGCCAACCTCACCAATCTTTGTCAATGTCTGATTGGTCTTGGATGCCTGTGATTCAAGCCTTTTAAGTTCTGCCTCTGTTGCGGCAATTTCCCTTTGCAGTGCATCGTATTGCTCCTGAGTAATCTCACCCCTTTGCAGCTGTTCATTTGCTTGCTGTGCAGCAGTTTTCAGGGTTGTCAGTTTCTCTTTTGTTTCTCCAATTGCCTGTGTCAGAAGTTTCTGTTTCTGAGCAAGCAGATTTGTATTGGTCGGATCCAGTTTTAGAAGTCTTTCTACATCCTTTAATGCAGACTGCGTATTTTTAATCTGACCGTTAACTCCTTTAAGAGCTGTCTGCAGCTTGGTAGTATCACCGCCAATTTCGACAGTGATACCTTTGATTCTGTTTGCCATTGGCGTCTACCTCCTTCAAAAATTGCATATAAAAAGCCCGGCATCTTCCGAGCATAATCGTTAGAACTTATCAAAATCCTCCTGCGTTGCTAAGCTATCATATTTCACAGAGTCATTTGCCTTCTCCGTCCAAATATCCATCACCATTCCAATCGTCAGATAATCCAGATCTCCGATGGAAATACCTATCTCAAGGCAGCGCAGGAGGAATAATGGCGTGGTCATCTCCCGGCTACTGCGTTTAAGTTTTTTTTAGACTCAATATCTGTTACAAGATTCGTACCCCAAAGAGCAAGAATCTCTGGCAGCACTTCATAGATTGAAAACATCTCAAACTGATCCAGCCAGTCATCAATATTATCCGGTATCGTATTATCCGCGTGATATGCCATGATATATGCCACATTCTCAAAAATCTCAAGATCATCGATTGCGAACTCTTCGCCCTCTTCTTTACTGCCTTTATATGAACTTTCCAGTTTTGCTAAGTCCTTAAAGATGTCTCTTTTGAACTTTGCACGGTATAATCTTGGCACTGTAGCCGAGGAACGAAATGCCACATCTTTATCCCCGATTTT